GTTACCCACTTGGAGAACCCTGCGCGCTCAGCAACATAGAAAATGGGAAGCAGGAACAATCCAACGAGGACCGCTTCAAAGAGGAAGTGCATTTGTATCTCTCATCTATTTTTTCATATCTTCTCAAGTTTCTCCTTCTCGATCTTGAGCAACACGATGGGTTTGTAGATAACATCGCAAAGATGAACCTCTGTCGTACGACATCTTACGCAGAATACCTTGTCTGCCGAACAGGGGCACTTGAACTCGAGGTGGGTCTTCTTCTTGCAGTGTGTACACTTGGGCATCTTGAATGAGGTTGAGAGATTAGATAAAATCACATCCATTTTTAATGGAAGGGTTGAAGTCAGGTAGACGAAGGATCACCTACGGGGTTGTCGTTGATCATGATGTAGACTTCTCATTAAAAAGTTTTAGGGAAGACGTTGCAATATGCCTCGCAGACCCAAATGGTTGGGAATCAAAGGGATATAAGTTCGTTGAGGTGAAAGGAAGACCTCATGTTGTGATTCACCTTTCATCCTTGAAGGGACTGAAGGACGCAGGGTGTGATTCGAATCTATCCTGTGCGGAGTTGGGAGGTCACCAGATGCGTATCAATGTTCAGCGCTGGATTCATGGCGCAAAGGCGAGTGGTCAGGATCTCAATGGATACCGTCAGTATGTTATCTCACACGAAATGGGACATATCCTTGGTCGAGACCACGCAAAATGCCCTGGGAATCATCTTCCGGCGCCGATAATGATCCAGCAGACCTTAGGACTTCACGGGTGCCTTCCGAATACAAACGTGTAGTAGGAGACTCTCTTCTGAATTCCCTGACAGGATTGGAAAGTATACTGAAGACGAAGAGAAGTACAAGACAGACGACAATGACTTTCAGCATTGACACTACTACTTATAAAAATGGATAGTATTGTGACCGCTGTGATTGAGAAGTTTAAGAAGCGTTCGGAGTTTGGGAAGGCAAAGTATGGAACGGACCTTGATCGTAAGGACCTTTCTATCCTTGAGTGGATTGTTCATACGCAGGAGGAGCACATGGATGCTATTCTTTATCTAGAGAAGTTGAAGACTGAGTTGAAGGACCTCAAGATTGTTCTTGATCATGTTCTGCCTTCTACTTAGTTGGAGTAGGCAAGACCGCCCATGCCAGACATCACGCGGAAGATGTTGTAGTTCACGGCATACATGCGGAAGTTGAACGGCGTCGACTTCGTCGGCTTCGCAATGCCGGTAGCGCTGATGCTATCAAACACGAGCGTCGTCGTGTCGATGCGCGAGAAGTTACAGGTTCCAGACGGCTGGTGCTCCTCGGGCTGGAGAGCGAACGAGTACACGTTGATCGGGTTCTCGTGAGGAGTGTAGTTCACGTTAGGGCGCGTGATCAGGATATTCACGTCAACTGTTCCAGTCTGCAGGGCCGGCTCACTGAGGTTGTAGGTTCCTGCAGCGCCGTTACCTGTTCCAAATGCACTGATGATTGTGCCAGGTGCGAACCACAGATTGTTAGCAGTTGACACAGTGGCACCCTCAATGATATAGGGACCAGTGCCCGTGGGAAGACCGCCAGCGTTGGTGTTCACCGTAAGAACGTCGCCGGACACACTGCAGTTGCTCGTCAGCGTGACCACCGTCGCAGTCGTGGTAGTCACCTGAGCACGCATCGGCCAGAACGCACCGCCCGAGTGGTGCTGGTACGGTTGGACGCGCCAGAAGTAGTCACCATAGCGCTCATCGAAACGGTCCTGTCCGTTGATCTGCAGACGGCAACGGTTCACGATGTCATCGTAACTGAACGGTTGCGTATAACCGACGTTCTTGGTCAGATCAGATCCGCAGTCCGTCTTGCGGGCGTCCTGGAACACCCACACCAACTCCTTAACCGGGTGGTTCAGCGTCAGGTCAATGCGAGCAGAGGCCGTCGTGATCGTCTGCTGGAGACCATACTGGAGCTGATCAATCAGATACTCGTGCGACTGCTGGGCAAAGCGACGACGCTCATCCACATCCAGGTAGATGTAGTCAATGTAGAGCGCCATGTCCTTGAGCTGAGGCAGGAGTGCAGCAGTTGCAGAAACAGATCCAGCAGTGCCGACGTTGAGGGCAGATACCAGATCAGTAGCCGGGTTCAGCGTAATGTTGATACGCACCTCGTGATACTGGAGGGCGATCAGAGGGAGAGCAAGGCCAGGGTTACGGCAGAACCAGAACTGGAGCGGGATATACAGGATCGCCGGGCGACCTCCGCAAGACACTGCAGTCGTCTCCGTGCCACCCAGGTATCCACCCAGCATGCTGTCCATCTTGACGGAGTTGTCAAAGTTGGAGGTCAGGTTCTCCCAGAGGAAGAGCCACTCACCGTAGTGGGTGTCAATGATCTGGCCACCAATCTCGACCTCAATCTTCTTGAGGAGCTGGTATCCAAGACGGCGCTCATATGCACTGGTCCACGCCACGCCCACTCCACCGTTTACACTAGACGTATCGGGGAGCTGGACCTCGAGGTAGGTCTTGTACATCAGGTCGGCGTTGCGGTTGACGACGGCAACCACGCGCTGTCCATACTGGGGGGCGCCGGTGAAGTTGACACGGAACGCCTCCATGGCGAAGTTCGTATGACGCTTGTACAGCACCTTCCAGAACGTGATATGAGGATTTCCTGTGATGTAGGCATCCTGAGCACCATAAGCAACGAGTTGGAGAAGACCGCCACCCATTTAGTTTATTCTTTGATAGGATATATTCTTCTGAGTTTGACACAATGGAAGGTGGTCTCAACCAAACACAGAAGTTCTGTAAGTGTATCAAGCGGGTAAAGAAGACGTTCCGAAATGAAAAAGGACCAATTGCGGTCTGTGTGAAGTCTGTTCTGTGGAAGAAGAATCGCACACTCAAGAGATTCAACTGTGGAAGGCGTGGACGGGTGATTACCCAACCCATGAAGAACCGGAGGTCTACTCGCCGGCCAAAGCCTTCTTAGCAGCTAACTGTTCCGCCTTCTTTCGCGTAGTTCCTTCACCATAGTGCACTATATTGCCCTTGAGCATAATGCATACTCGAATCCGTCCATCTTCGTATGGATCCAACATCGTGTAGGTTGGCGTGGTTCCGTACTCACGCTGACAATGCTTTTGGTAGATATCCTTGTAGTTTGTAATCGTAGTCACGACATCCTGAATGTCTAGATAGGCTTCCAGTACGTTTGTGACAAATGTATATACCACATCAAACTTAGTTCCGCAATCAGTCCAGAGCGCACCAATGAACGCCTCAAAGATGTCTCCGAGTTTCTGAATGTTTTTTCGTCCATTGATGGCAACTGACTCTTCATTGTGACGAGAGATCACATAGAAGGTGTCTAGACCTACCTGCTGACAGAGCGCACCAATCCGTTCATTGTTCACCAGTTCCTTGCGAGCGTCCGTAAGGAAACCCTGCTTCTTGTCAGGGTATTTCCTTCGCAAGTAGGTTGCTACACAGACGCCCAACACTGAGTCCCCCTCAAACTCAAGGCACTCATACGATTCGTCTTGAAGGGGCATTACGCCAGATGGACACGGGGCAAGAGACGCCGGTCGTCCATCGGGAGTAGTATAGTCACTGCGCTTTACATACGTTGTGTGAACCATAGATGTTTGAAAGACCTTTTGGTTTACGACTCGATAGTGAGGAAGTCCGTGTCGATGAAGGATGCGGTGAATGTCCTTCTCGGTAAAGAAGCGGTTCTTGGGGTTGTAAGGTGAATAAGTATCCATTGCTTGTGGTTCTCTGCCTAATCTTTTATCCGTTTTTCTACACAATGGGAAACGCTCAGTCGATGATGTATACGGCGTTGCCGGATGCACCACCCCAAGTTCATCCGGGCGGATTTATTGATGTATCTACTGTGCGGTACAGGGGCGCGTGGAAGAAAGATATGGCAATTGGATTTGTCTTCTTCAACCCTGCAAAGTCCAAGCGTATGCTTATGAACTACCTGTACACAATTGAAAAACTGAAACTAGCAAAGATCCCGTACTACACTCTTGAGTTGGTGTTCCACAAGTGCGAACCGGAGATTAAGGACGCCTTCCATGTGTATGCGAAGTCTCACATGTTCCACAAGGAAAGGTTGTGCGCGATTCTAGAGGGTATGATTCCATGGTATTATTCGAAAGTGATGTTCATGGATGCCGACATCATTTTTGGAAATCCTGACTGGTATGCTGAGGTCTCTGGCGCCCTGAATGAAAACGATGTGATCCAACCATTCACCACTGCGGTCTGGATGGATCTGACGTATACGAACATCACACAGATTCGTGAGTCTGTGATCTATATGGATAAGAAAAAGACGTTTGACCACAAACTCCACCCAGGGTTTGCGTGGGCGTTCACTCGCAAGTGGTTCCGCAAGGTGGGGTTCTTTGAATACGGAATCACAGGAAGCGGAGACACGCTCTCTGCTGCTGCGTGGTTGGGTGTCAAGTTTCCATCGTCCTACCTCAAACCGGCGCTAATCCCTGCGTATGAGGAGTTTGACAAACTTCCCAAACCGAAGATCTCATGCACGTCTGGCGCTGTCTACCACCTCTACCATGGCGCCCACGTGAATCGTAAGTATGTCGACCGTCATAAGATCCTTGACGGCATTAAGGATGTTCGCAAGATCCTCCGCCCGAACTGGAGTGGTGTCTGGGAGTTCAGTGTTCGCGACATGTCGGATAAACTCCTGAACTACTTCGTCGAACGGGTGGACGACGGCGCGTAATGGTTACCCGGGTATATATGCAAATGCCGCGAGATCTGCATATTTGGTGTTCTTTGGTGGTTCGGGAACAGTCTCGATCTCTGGTACTTCAGGCGCATCAACC